TGTTTTCTTAGTGATAGGTTCCGTTGTTATATCACCAGCCATATCTATTGGGGCTTCAGTCAATGGGTTAGCGTTATGCTTGTTATATGCTTCAAATATTAGTTTGCTATCTAAATCCATAGTACTTGATTATTTATATCTATAAATTATTATTTATGTGTGAATAAAATTGGTATTTTTGCAGTAAGTCCGCTAGAATCAGACTGTTTGTTGGAGAGAACGTCTAAAAATATTAAGGATATAGAGCTAAACATAACATATAATAATAAAAATGTTGGTTTATGTGAATTTTACAATAAAGTTATAGATCAAAGCAAGTATGATATTACAGTACTATGCCATCATGATATATCATTAGAATATGCTAATTTAAATACTTTGCCAACAGCTCTAAAGAAATTTGACGTTATTGGTATTGCAGGTGGTCTTAACCCAGGTATTAAAGAAAAAAATTTATGGCACTGGATGATGCCAAAGGAATATTATAGAGGTTTTGCCGGTCACTACGCTGATTCTGAGACTATGTACATGACTAATTTCGGACCCACACCATCACGCGTAGCAGTTCTTGACGGTGTATTTTTAGCATTAGATACAAGAAAAATTAGAGGGTGTAGAGCAAGGTTTGACGAAAGGTTCATATGGCATCATTATGATATCGATTTTAGCTTGACTTGTAACAAATACCGTCTTAAATTAGGTGTATGGCCTGTATTACTCTTTCATCAAAGCCCCGGGTTAAGAGATATTAATGACGTTGAATGGAACAAGAGCAATCAAAGGTTTATTGAGAAGTGGGGAAATGAGCGAGTCTAAAAAATATTTAGATTTAGATTTTTACGAATCTATTGTTGCATATAATTGCTTAATAGACCCCATATATCTATCATCTATTATTGATCATTTAGAAATAAAATTTTTTAAAAATAATGATATTAAAAATATAATAAAAATTATTTTACAATTCTTTAAACAACATGGTAAAGTTCCAACTAATACTGAGGTTAAGGCCTATCTAACGTCAGATGAATTAAAAGAAAGCTTTAAGCGATTAGTTACTTCTTTTACAGATATTGATAAAAAATTTAACCGTAATGAGCTTATAGAAAATACTGAACACTTTTTAAAAGAAAAAGCAGTTTTTAATACTCTTTTAGAGGCAGCTGAAAAGCTTGATAACAAAAATCTTAATACGGCGGATTTGCTTGGTAAAATTGAAAAAGCTGTAGGTGTAAATTTAACTCAGAATATGGGGTTAGAGCTTTTTAGCGATATTGATCGTCTTGTTGAAGAACTACATAAAGATGAGCCTTGTGTCAAGACTGGGTGGAAGTGGTTAGATAATAAGCTTGGTGGTGGGTTTCAAGAAAACGGGCGATCAATGTATGTATTTGCTGGTGAGACTAATGTTGGGAAGAGCGTATTCTTAGGTAATGTAGCCACCAATGTAGCTATGCAAGGTAAAAATGTTTTATTAATTTCCCTTGAAATGAGTGAAATGATGTATGCAAGGCGTCTATCATCTTCTATTACTAGGATACCCTTGAGCCATTTAAAAGAAGAATCTGAAATGCTTAAAGATCAGATAAAAGAAATATCTAAAGGTAAAAAGTCGAAGATTATTATCAAGGAATTTCCGCCTTCTACTTTAACCCCCCATCAGTTAAAAGGCTTTATTAAAAAGCTTATACAAAAAGGTATTAAGATAGATTTAATTGTTCTCGACTATTTGAATCTTCTTCATAGCCCAGTTGGTAATAATAGTTATGAGCGTATCCTTTATAGTGCGCAGCAAGTACGTGCAATTAGCTATGAAATTATGTGTCCTATTGTTTCTGCTACGCAGTTGAATAGATCTGGGTATAATGTAAACAATCCAGGTCTAGAAACAATTTCGGAGAGTATTGGTCTAGCAACAACATCAGACGCTATTATTTCAATATGGCAGAAAGATGAAGATAAGGAACTAGGTATAATAAACATCGGCATGTCAAAGAATAGATTTGGACCAAATTTCGGTAGTATCGCTTTGAAAATAGATTATAACACCCTGACAATTACAGAAGATGATACTATAAATGAAAGCGAAGAGGCTATACAGTTCTCCAAAACCCTTACATCATTAAGTGATAATACGTGATTTTGAAGAACCTGTATATAAATTTTAGTAAATCATTGATTATATATGAATTTCAGCAATATACATCGTGAGGAAATCGATCATCTTTTTAGATGCTTTTGTAGCTACGTTTGTATATGTTACAACAAGAAATACAATTTAGCAAATATACTACTACTTTATCTACAGAATTTAGGTGTTAAGAATTTATTTAAAAGTATGATGGATGTTGATGATGATGTAGAAGCAGTTAGAACATTCTTAGAGTTTGACCCTTCATTATGTAAAAGCAAATATATAATGAAATATTTGAACCATAGAAAGAAATGATTAACGATAAATTAATTTACAATACGTATTTAAAAATTTCTAGAACCCAAAGTGGTATGCCTTTTAGGTTTCGCAAGCAATGGGAAGGGTTCGAGGAATCACATGTATACCCTCATGTTCTAAGGCTTAAAAATTTCTTTTCAAGAAATAGAAATGTAGATATAAATGATTTTTTTTCTGCCCCCTATACTGTATATCCCGGCGAAAGTGGCTTTGATCTTAGCTTTTATTCATCTCCTAAAGCTATTAAAGTTTATACATTAGCCGTACGTAAAAAAATGCTACTTTCCCCGGATGATAACTATCATTTGAACAGTATTGCTAAAGGATTAAAATTTATACAAACATTTTGTTATAATAGTAAAATATACGTTGACGATTACCCTAAATTCAAGGATGGTGTACAGAGTATGTTTATAACTCATTTAAAAGAAAAAAAAATTAGCATTTACAATCTTTTCGCTTTCAATAATTTTGAAAAATATCTAGCTGAAAATGATCCGGATTTATTGAGATTTACATTAGGGGAATTATATGACAATATTCCAGTATTTAGGACAAAATATCTTGGCAGTAAATCGGCAAAATTATTAGCTAGCTCAGGATTAATTAAAATAAAAAGAAATCTTGCTTGATTTCATAATAGAAGATATTACTATATCAATATATGAGTACATTTACAAATTCAATGTTTGAAAGCATCAAGACTGCGCTAACCAAGAATACAAGCAATACTTCTCGCAATAAAGACATTCTTAAAACGGAAGTGGGTAATACATACACCGTTAGACTTTTACCTAACGTGAAAGACCCCTCAAAGACTTTTTTTCATTACTATACTTTTGGATGGACTAGTCTTTGTACAGGTCAGTATGTAGGTACGATTAGCCCTACTACTTTTAATGCCCGCGACCCTATCGCCGAAACTCGTTACAGAATTTTAAAAACTGGTACCGAAGAAGAGAAGAACAAAGCTCGCTCTATTATTCGTTCCGAAAAATGGCTAGTTAATGCCTATGTTATTAATGATCCTGTAAATGCAGATAATAATGGTAAAGTAATGATTTTAAGATATGGTAAGCAGTTGCATAAAATTATTATGGATGCAATTGAAGGTGAAGGTTCTGAAGATCTTGGTGCGAGGATTTTCGATCTTTCGGATAAGGGTTGCGGTCTTAAGATTAAAGTGGAGCAGCAAGGTGATTTTCCAACTTACGTTAGTAGTAAGTTTATGATGCCTAAGGCAGTTGAGGGATTAGATAAAAAGAAGATTGATGACCTCTATGCTAATACTTTTGATCTAGAAACAGTATTTCCTGTTAAGTCGTATGAAGAGTTAAAAACAATGCTAGATGAACATTTCTTCTGTACGTCAGAATCGGATAGGGCAATCACTTCTACCCTTAAGAAAGCTACCAAAGAACCAGTTCAAGAGGCAGTAGATTCTACCGAAGTACTAGAAGATGATACTGTAAAAAAGCTCTTGGCGGGTCTAGATGAGACTAACTGATGTCAGAAGCGTTAGTACCACTAGATCCAAATAGTCCAGAGGCTAAAAATGCTATTCTTGCCCTATTGGGGAGTACCCTAGCTGAACTAAAGCAAATAGATAAAAATGTTGTTGGCTCTTCTAAAGATATTAGGGCTAATAAAACTAACCTACAGGATGTTTTTAATATTACAGACCAGCCAACGGTTAATTCACAATTACAATCTAATCCTCAGGTTATCCCTGTTCAACCTACAGGTAATACGTTAGCTACAATAACAACAGTAGTACAGCAGCAACCGGCTCAAGTACCAGTACAATCTGTTTCCGAGGAAGACCCTAATCAACTTGTATTTGATTTTACTAAAAAAATTACCCCAGATACAATAAACGATAAACTAGATAGAATTTTAGATAAGCTAGATAGACTTATTGATATTTTAAAGTAAACTTGACTTCCAATTAGCTAGTATATAATAATACTGTGAACGTTAATATACCAGATAGAAAGTTGTTTATTAATGGTTTTCTTGCACCGTTGAGTAAGATTAATGATAGCTGTGTTATTGCAGTTTCGAATACAGGGTTTTCTTGTGTAGTATGCACATCAGACGCTTCAATTATACTACATTCTAGTTATGATATAGGTACAAATCTCAAAGAAAATCTTCGGTTAAATATTGCTGATATTAAGAAGGTAATTAAAGCCTTCGAATGCATAGCATCAGACAATTTTACTATTGCAATAGATAAAAATAATATCAATTACGCAGGTGATGAAATTAAATTTAAATATCATTTGTTAGAGGATGGTATTATTACCCCACCAAAGGTTGATGTAACAAAGCTCGCAAGTTTAGAGTTTCCTGTTAGTTTTAATATCCAATATAAATCTCTTTTAGAACTCTTACGAGGCTCTACATTCGCCACAGAGAGTAACAAGCTGTATATATACTCCAAGGATGGTAAGATTTATGGCGATTTAACAGATAGGGCTAGACACAATGTAGACAGTATTTCTCTTCCACTTGGAGATTATAGCGGGATAGAATTATTACCCTTGTGCTTGAACTTTGAGGTAATTAGAATAATTAGTAGTGTGAGAGTAAAGCAGTTAGAATGTAAAATTAACCCGAAAATCGGGGTAATATTATTTCAAATTATGGACGGAACAGTTAAAACACGATATATTGCATCTTCATTAGTCAAATGAGCAAAAAGAATAAAATCACAACGCCCGGCTATTTCATGAAAAGACTTCGTGATAACGGCTTTATTGTTTTAAAGGTTTTTAACGGTTATGGTACTCCAGATCCGCGTCGATGGACAGTTTTAGTTGATCCAGGTGGTGCTAGTGTTTTTATTACATGCTTTCACAATAAAGACTTTTTAAATGAAATTATGTTTGAATTAAATGATGGTGGCATTAGATTCAATAAAAATTATTGTATTAAAACTGATAGTATTGAAGTTATAATTAAATACCTACTTCAACGTGAAGTAGGTAACAAACCTAAGGATAATCCATTCTATGCTGAGCGCCCTAAATATACATGTGAAGCATCCAAGGAAGTCTGACGACGGTAACCATATGAAACCGACGAGGATTCAGAAGTTACAAATTGAAGATCTGTTAAAATCTGTTGTACAGGATTATATGAAGCATCATGCCCATATTAAAACAGAGAAGATGAAAAATATACAAAATCTTGTTGGCTTAGTATCTGAATATTTAAGCGCTTTTATAATCCTAGGTTACGACGTAAACGGTGCTCCAGTTAATTTTATTCATGCAAAAAATCAGATGGATGCAGATGCACTGTCTGCTGCTATTAATAAATTTATCTTTAACGCTATTAATACGTCAGACGAAAAATGAAGCCAATTCTCCTTTTAGGAAAAGGTTATATAGGTACTACGCTTGAGCAGACGTTAAAGCAAAACGGGTTTACGGTTGACGCATACAGTCGCAATCAACTCGATTATACCTCACCTGTTGCTCTACAAAAACATATAAAAGAACGTAATGGTGAATATGAAGCGGTTATTAATTGTTCCGGCTATACTGGATTCCCTAACGTTGATGGGTGCGAAAAGAATAAGCAAGATTGCTGGTTTTGGAATGTTATAGTTCCGAGAAATATTGTGTTGTCTAGCAATGCATTTACTATCCCTACGATACAGGTAAGCAGTGGGTGTATATATACTGGTCATGAAAAAGAATTTACTGAAGAAGACGAACCAAATTTTGGTTTATTTAATAACAATAGTAGCTTTTATAGTAAGACTAAGCATGCATGTGAAACTATTTTTCAAAACTGTTACGGTTATATCCTAAGAATAAGAATGCCTTTTGATAGTACCCTTAAAAACAAAAATTATTTAAATAAACTCTACAAATACAATACTTTAATTAGCCAGAAAAATAGTCTTACCAGTACAAGTGACCTGAATGCATTTATATGCAAATTTTTGTATTTGTACAAAACCATACCATCTGGCCCCATAAATGTAGTGAACCCTGGCGCATTAGATGCAAGAGAGATAGTTGAATTACTCAAAAAGTATGAGATTAATAATCCTGAGTGGAAGTTTATTGATCTAAAAGATTTAGATACTGTTGCGCAGAGAAGTAACTGTATATTAAGTACAGAGAGATTACGACAATACAATCTTGAGCTGCCCCCTGCAGTACAGTCGCTCGAGCGGGACATAGCAGTTTTTGCGAGAAATGTTTTTTCTAAGTAAAAAAAATTCTCCTAAGCATAGAGAGATTTTTGCAGTTACAACCGGTCTTTATATTGGTGAGTTTTTTGTTTTTATGGAAGAGACAAAGGATGCATTTATATTCCTAAGTTTACCGAAAATGTTAGTCAGATCAGTACCAAAGGAAAACTATTTTCATGCAATTAAAAATAAAATTATATCATTTGTAGAATTATTACCCAAAGAGATTTTTGGTCTCTGTCAACTTCAATACAAAAAGAACAAGAATATTAAAACTACCTTATTACCATCACTTTCAGGTTGATATAATACATAAAAAGCATAAATATAGTATGGAACTAGTTAGACCCTGTAAGATTACAAGCCCTATAAGCGGTCAGCCTGTGGAGCCTAGAATTATTGAAAAGCGTGTTGGCAATAAAATAGTGAAAGAGGCCCATTGGTTTGACCCAGCTAGCGGTACATTTATTCGTAAAGGTGTAGTTAGTGTTGAAGAGGTGCCTGGCAGTCATAATCAGTAATTGATATACTTCAAGAGTATATTATAATAGATTGTGTTTCTAAACGAAAATTATATTGTATCTAAGTTTTATCAATTTGCTGGCTATCCAAAATACAACCGTACTACAAAATCTTATTTTGGTGGATGCCCAACATGTCGAGAGGGTACATCTTGGGGTAAGAAGCGACGACTTTATTATATAGTAAAGAAGAATTTAATATTTTGTCATAATTGCGGATTGAGCGTTCGTCCTATCAAATGGATTCAGGCTGTATCTAATTCTAGTTATGTAGAAATAATGAGAGAGAATAATCAGTTTGTATCTCCAGAAATCGAGTATAAGCAGGAATTAGTTGAAGAGTATAAACCTGAAGTATCCGCAAAAGATGAGCTATTGCCAGAGGACAGTATCAATCTTTCGGATACCATACAAATTAACTATCATAAGAATAATAAGTTTGTTAGAGGTGCATTGGACTTACTTCGTAAGCGTAACCTTGAGAAAGCTGTTAATAGGCCTAAGACCTTTTGGATAAGCTTAGTCGATAAAGTTCATAAGAATAGATTAGTAATACCTTTTTATGATGTAAATGACAAAATAGCTCATTATCAGACGAGAACTATTTTTGAAGATTCGAAAAGCTCTATGCCAAAGTATCTCTCTAAACAAAATAGTGAAAAAACATTATTTGGTATTAATAATATTGATATAGCTAAAATGCATTTGTTTATTACTGAAGGCCCATTAGATGCGTGTTTTATTAAGAACGGTATTGCTGTTGCTGGTATTAACGAAGGTAGAGGATCTCTCTTTACCAAAAAACAACTAGAGCAACTAAATGCATTTTCTAATTTAGATAAAATATGGTTACTAGATAATCAATGGCAAGATAGAGCAAGTAGGCGGAAGAGCGCCTATCTTCTTAAACAAGGAGAGAAAGTTTTTCTATGGCCGGAGCAACTTAAGCAGTTTAAAGATTTAAACGAAATTTGTATCAAGCATAATTTAACAGAAATATCAGAAAAGTTTATTCTTGATAATACGTATAATGGGTTGCGTGGTATTATGTACTTGTCGCAACTAAGATAATTACAAGTCGTTAGAAATTAAATAGCCTTTTAGCGACTCGTTAAGAGAGCTCAATTCCATGGCAACACGAGCAATTCTCTTTTTCTCACTTGATGCGACCCTTTCAAAGAGAGTGTCACAACCAGCGGTTGCTAGTTGCGACTGAACGCTTTGCTGACTTACCCCATTTAAATAATCAATAAATTCCGCTATCTTAGCTATCCACTCTGTAAGTGCTTTTTTCTGAGCTGCTGTATGAGCGCCTTTAGTAGCTTCTATATCTGGGGGCACTTGAGCATCAAACGCTTTAGCATCTGTATTTGGTTCTAACTGCTGTTGCATTGCCTGTTTTTCTGCATCAGCTGTATCCTGTGCATTCACATCTACTTGATCTGCTTCTAATATCTTTAAAAAGTGTTTTTCAAATAAACTCATACTATATATTTATTTAGGTTGCCATAAATATTAAGAAATAATGAAAAAAAGACCTACTGTATTAAGTGAAGATTCAATGAAGCTGTACAATCAATGGGTAAGCGGTATAGCAAAAAGAGGCCTTCAGCCTGAAGTAATTACCGTGGCCGATATTATTAATAGATATAGAAATCGATCTCAAGCTCCTAAGAAAATGCCATATCCTTTAGACAACGCACTAGATTATCTGGGAGAGCTTTTTGTCAAAGCTGCGGACTTTAGAAAATTACTTTATACTAGTATGTCTAACCCGGTTGTTAGCGAAAGTGCTGATTGTATCCAGGCAATAAGGGAGCTAAATGAGAAGCTTGCCGATATTCAAGATATAGTTTTCTCTTGTACAGAGCAACTAAACAAAATAGTTGAAAATCAATAAGACATACATTATTATTATATAAATGTTAAAACGGCTTACCGTTAGTTTAGTGTTGACCTTAGCTATTGCTTCCCTACTAGCATGGCCTGTTACATACGTTGGGATTAATTTTTTCGCCGGTTTAGTTTTCTTCTCAGTATTGCAATTTGTTGGTAGTTATTTTTATCGCGATTATATGGAAAAAAAGCTAGCCGTTGAAGAAGAAAAATTAATTATTGCGCGGGAAGCTGAATTAAGCAAGCAAGGCGCCACAGTTACTTGTCCTTGTGATAGGGGAATGCAATGCTTCATTCCGATAAAATTAAATGAACCAAATGAATATTCTTGCCCAGGATGTAAAAAACAAGTCAATGTTCATATAAATTATAAGACAGCTATAGCGACTATACCTGTTGTAGAAGACCCAGAAACCATAGTAATGCAGCAATTAAGAAGTAATTTAAAGGAGAATAATGGATTTTATTAATGTACCAGCAAGTCAGATTATGCCGGTTTCTGGTTTGGAAACACCCTTAACACTTTCTAAGATTAGAGATAATGCAGATGCTTTTCTTTTTTCCAAAGGACCCGTGCCTTATAAAATTTGGAAAAATGCTTTAGCTAGCTCTACCGGTATTAATAAGAGTACACAAGAATTTATAGAAAATTTCTTCGATGTACTTGAAAATTCTATTAAGCTTCAAATGAGAGAACACGGATCAACAGATAAAGCGTTGTTAGTAAAGGATGCTTTTGATTCACTTAGAAGTACATTTAGATTGCTTAATAAGGCCGGTGTAGACTACGAACCAATTACCTTTTATTGTGCATTAATAGGCTTTATTCTTGGCAAATTACGCTAAAAGAATTATCTTGAACATTTTCTTCTTACCCTATACACTGCTTGTATGAACCAAGAAATTATCAATTTACAAGGTAAGGAAAAAACGTTTTCTCTTAAAAAAGAAGAATATGCTCGGTGGCTTTGTCTAATTGAAGCTATTGATCTAGTTGAACGAAAAGCCGCTGAATTAAAAACTGATTTAATATCTGATAATTTTTGGATCAAGCCCTTATCGTTTCAAAAATATATTGCAGAAAGATATGAAACTATGATGCTTGATATAGAAAGAGAAGAACTTAAAAAAGATATTATCCTTACATCTATTCCCAAGTTTATTGATAGTGAGAATCAGATTGAAGAGGAAGAGGTAGGCCCTGATTTAGCTGAAATTGAAGTGGATCAATAATACCCACCATATTCAAGAGTATTATTCTTGTCCATATCAAAAACTAGGTTCTTACTTACAGTATCTGCATCATATGGATAGGCACTTCCACGAACAGTTGTAGTCCCTGCATTACTAATTGCAGCACTCAATGTACCATACTGAATACTGTCCTGTACCTGGGTACTGCCTTTCTCAAACGTTATATTAGGTTCAAAGGAATAATCGAATCTCTTAGCCTTTAACATCCACACATAATGACCCATCAATGGGTTGATTTGAGAATTATCCTCATCAACTCGTTCCGTTATTTCAAACATCTTCCCGTTACGTTCCCCAGGCCTATCACTACCATATTCAGTTAATTGAAATACGTCACCTGCTTTCGGCTCTACATCCGGAGGATATACTGAATAAAAAGAACTTACGTGTACATAGGCAGTTAGTTGATCATCGCTCTGATATCCAAATTTACTCAGTATAAGGGCGTTTTCAGACAAACGTATTGCCATTACAAAACTTTTTGGAGTTTCAAATTTTTGTAATGGCATTTCACCATATATGTTGTCTGCAGACAAGGTATTATAAAGATTTCTATAATAAAGTATTTTTTGTCCATAAAGATCTATTTGTTCTCTAAACATATTACTATATAACTGACGCTCACATTCGTTATTATCCTTATCAGTGAACCTTAGCGTACTGGTTGTATACTGCATAGGATATTTTCTTATGCAATTAACACCAGTATATTTGTCCATGCTCATTTAATAATATATCCTTGTACTTCCGGACTAAAAACCATTACTTTACCAGTATTACCTAAATTTTTTGGTGCTCCAGTATTAAGTCTTGATATACCAAATTTACTACAAATTTGTTTTATTTCATCCTCGGATAATTTTTTACCAGGGAAATTTATTATAGCAGATATTGATGTCGGATCTGCTTTGTGCATATCAGGTACAGTTTGAGAATGTTTTCTAAATTTTGGATCTTTAATAACCTTTCTATGTCTTTCTTTTGGTTTAGAAGGATTAGTCGGCTTAAATATTCTGAGTTTTGGTGTATAATGAATTGGCATTATACCAGTATTCCAAGTAGTTACTTCATTTACAAGTTCTTGATTAAAAGCTTTTTTGAAGAGACTCACAAGTTATTTATAATAAAAAAGCCGTCATTAATGACGGCTTTTCTATTTAAGATTTATCTTCTTTATTTATTTGAAGAAATCACCGGCTTTATAACCAGGAGCGTTAGCCTTATGAGCAGACTTGCTAGTTAACGAATGACCCTTGCTATCAGCAATAGGTGTACCCTTCGCATCAATCTCTGTGCTTAATTGACCGGAAGCCTTAGAAGATTTGACATGGCCTGTCTTTGTGCCGACGGTAGGTACACCGCCTTTCTTTTCTAAGGATTTACCTTTAGAATCGGGAAGATGTTCCAAATGAGTAGCTTCACCAGCTACTTCTTTTTTATCTTCTTCTTCATCCTCGTGCTTCTCTTCAGCTTCTTCTGCTTCAAGGGCTTCTTCACCACCCAAATCCTCTTCACCCTTATCTTCGTCATCCTTATCTTCAGCGCCGCCAAGAACTTCCATAAGAGCGTCGTGCAATTTTTGAGCTAGATCCTTGTCTAGCTTAATAGTAACGGTGTCTTCACTACCACCGCTCAAGTCAAGGTCCTTTGCATCGGCGGCTTCGCCTTCAGGACCTGCTTGAATGCCAAGATCAAGCTTGTCATCACCAATTACATCTTCATATAGTTTATCAAAAATTGACTTCATATGATTATTTATATTCTCTCCAGCTAATTTTCTAGTGTTATCTGAAAATTTTTCTGGTTCATAGTGATTATCTTTTTTTGTTATCTTGGGATCAACAATTTTTACTTTGCCTTCTAATGCAGCTGCCGGGCCTGAGTCTTTATGAACAAAAGCATTTTTGTCTGAACCTTTTTGCATAGTTTTTGCTAAGTTAATCTTTTTATCTGTCGCTTTTGGAAAGCCTTCCAATTTCTTCGCAGCTTTTTCTTCAACTACCCTCTTTGTAACTTGTTCAACTACAGGCTTTTTTGAATCTAATATTTGCCCGTATAAAAGACCTATATCAACTATGCTTTTTTTTCTAGTCATATATCTATTTATATCGCTAAATATTATAAATGGAGAAAAAAGAGAAATATTATCTTGGTAACGTACGGCTACCAACGGTAGATACAAAGCATGAATATACGCCGGAAATGATAAATGAATTAAAAAAATGTAAGAAAAATCTTCTTCATTTTGCTGAAAATTATTTCTATATTATTAATCTTGATCGTGGTAAAGAAAAAATTAAACTTTATTCATGTCAAAAAAGAGTATTACGCAGTTTGCGTGATGGTAGATTTATTATATTATTAGCATCACGACAGATAGGTAAGACCACACTGATGACTATTTATTGTCTCTGGAATGCCTGTTTCAACGAAGATCAAAGAATATTAATTGTAGCAAATAAAGAGCAAACTGCAAAAAACATTTTTAAGCGTGTACGACTAGCGTACGAAATGTTACCTAACTTTTTAAAGCCTGGTGTAGTAGAGTACGGTCAAACAAGCATGACCCTAACGAACGGGAGTAGTATTGGCATTAGTACAACAAGTAGCGATGCTGGTAGGGGTGACAGCTGTAATTGTTTAATTCTCGACGAGTTGGCATTTATTGATAATCATATTGTAGAGAAGTTTTGGGAATCAGTATATCCTATTATCTCTTCTTCAAAAAAATCTAAAATTTTTATAGCAAGTACTCCCAATGGGACAGATAATTTATTTTATAATCTATATCAAGGCGCGAAAGGTAACGAAAACAATTGGGTAGCAGAAAGAATAGACTGGTGGGAGATACCTGGAAGAGATGAAAAGTGGAAACATGACACTATAAAAACCCTTGGCAGTGTAGAGGCATTCTCGCAAGAATTTGGAAATGAATTTTTACATGGCGGGGAAAGTTCAATTGATGAAGAGCTGTATACACTGCTATATAGAGAGGTACGTGAACCAGAATTTATTTTTGATGAAAATAGATACCTGGTTTGGGAAGAACCTAAAGAAGGCAGATTGTATGTAGTAGGTGTAGATATAAGTGAAGGTGTAAGTGAAGCCGCTAGTGTTATACAGATTCTGGATGTTACCGATCTTACTTCCATAGAGCAAGTGGCAATATATCACACAAGAGACACAATACCTTTTCAATTTACTGCTAAATTATTGGAAGTTTTAAATCAATGGGGCCGCCCACCAGTATTAATTGAAAGGAACAGCTGCGGTGCACAGGTGGTTGAACAACTTAAATTTACCCACAGGTATGAAAATATAGTAACGTGGGGCGCTAAGGCTGGCGATAAAGCGCTTCAAAAGAGAGTCGGTATATATTCACATACTAATACCAAATACCGCGGAGTACAAAATATGAGATATTGGGTAAATGAATTGCGCGCAGTAAAGATACGTGACGTTAATACTTTAAAAGAAATGCAAAGTTTTACTAGATTTCCTAATAATACGTGGGGAGCAAGACCAGGGGCAAATAGTTGGGATGATAGAGTAATGTCATTAATATGGGCTTTAATGGCTTTAGAAAATGAAATTTGCGTAAAATATTTTGATGTTGTTTCTTTAGACGCTTGCGATAGACCGCAGGTAATTAAGCAACTCGACTACGGATTAAGAGGGGTTATAAGCCCGTTCTCAATATATAACAACGAAAAATTAGAAAATTCAGAGAATGGAATTCTTCCCATGGTATTTAATGATAAGCCTCAAGAGTCTGAGATCGAGGAACTTAAAGATCAGGGATGGATGTTTCCAGGAGAAATAGGATTAAATAAACCGTGGCAACAGCTGTAAATCAAACACCAACCTTTCAAAGCCCCTTCAATAAGCAACGTAGGGATAAATTTATCTTAGTTTTAACTATTCCGGATATTTTAAAGGATAAAGTTGCCGAGATTACTAGGAGAAATAATTCCGTTAATTTTAATACGCTACAGTTTAGTATATGGGGGGCGGTTGCACCACCTATAGAAGTACCACCTGTATTAGTTCCTTATTCTGGACAAACTCTTCAAGTAACATCCTATGCTCGTCCAGCTTATCCAAATTTAAAAGTGAGCTTTACAGTAGATAATCAGTTTAATAACTATTGGGTTCTATATAAATGGTTAGATATTTTTAATAATACTCTTACTGGTATTTTTGACCCAAATAACCCTAATTTTACATCTAATACACCAGAATATATGACAAATATATCCATATATGGTTTGGACGAATACAACAAAAGAACTGTTCGTTTTGACTACTTAAAGTCATTTCCTATAGGTTTAGAAGGAGTTAACTACAATGATAGAGATCCTGGTGAAATGGAATGTGGCTTTCAATTTGCATATCATCAGTTAAAAATGACTCTTATTTAAAAAAAGAAACAAAATTTTGCAAAAGTTAGATCCGAAACATATAAATATAAATGATATGAGTCAAAAAGTTCTTCTAGGAGGTTTAGTATAATATGGCCAGAACAATTCAAAGTCCCGGGGTTGAGATCAGAGAAGTTGACCTTACCCTTAGGCCAGTAGTAAACCAAGGCACTAGTGTATTTATAACAGGTTTTGCAAATCAAGGACCTGTCGACGAAGTTCTACAACCGACTAGTATTAGTGAATTTGAGCAAATTTATGGTACACCAACCAATGCTGCAGAAAGATATTTCTACCATACAGTCAAAGCTGTTCTGCAAGCACCAGTACAATTAAAAGTTAGTAGGTTGCCTTACGGAGTAGCAAAAGGTGAAGGATTTGCTGAATGGAAATATAGCGCATTGGTTTATCCAGTAGCAGCCACACTCAATAATACCGTTACAAATAATCTCTCATCTGCTGATACTTACTTTCTAGGGACACCTACTCATCTAGAATTAAGTATTGAAGAATATCAAGCTCTTCTAAACAACGATATTAACTGGCTCAATAATCAGCAGTTAAGCGCTACAAAGTTTACATTTGATACTTTAAATAATTCTGGTGTTATTATTTTAAATAGAGCTCAAACAACCGTTAACAATAAGTTTGAAGGGTATTATCTAGGCTTAACTGATAACAATAATAATAACCCTGCAACACCCTTTGACGGTATTCTAAGTGTTCAAGGTATTGCTAGCAACGCTACAGCAATAAACTCTTATATTGATATACCTCCAGCTAGATTAAACTTCACACTAAGTGCCACTAAGTTTGGTGATGGTACTTCAGTTAGTGAAGTAATGGAAAATCTTAGCAACTACGATTTAAGCCCAAGATCTTTTGATGATACCCTTTCGCTGGCAGTATTTAAACTTCGTCAGAGTGTATTTTCACCCGATATAATCGCTCTTGATTATGTGCTTGCGGAAAGCACAGCGGGATCGTTGAATTATCATAGACAAATTGCCCCGGAAAATGCTGGTCCAGCAGTTAGCTTCTATCTAGGTAGTAAAGCAGAAAATTCCGCTAATATTAGAATTTTAGTTAATCCGTTTATTAGTAACAAATATGGTGATTCTTGGCTTGGTGACGATGGTATACCTGACAAGAAGGTCAGAATGCTATCTCCTTCGCTAGCCAAACCATTTAATGCAGCGGGATTTGTAGATACAAATACAAGCTATATTACTCGTGTGGGTGCACCGTCTGGTGTTGTATCAGACCTACTTGCATCAATGGGAACTACAAATGCATTATTCCCGATTGGTATCTATACAAATACGGTAGTTGCAAATAAAGATATTGGTAATCTTCCTCAGAAGCTAGAGAGGGTATTTGAACTAGTTGAAAATCCTGATCTTTATCCAATCAATATTGCTTGTGAAGCCGGTTTAGGTACTATTTATACAGGTGCAGCAGTTCTTGCTAATCAACAAGGTGTTGCTCTTTCTGCTTGCGGGCCTTACATTGACAGTCTACCATTAAATCCTCTCAGCGGTTTCTATACAACTAATTCTGAGAATTTAAACTCTGACGGCTTAGCTATACGCGCAATCTACAATTCAGTAGCAAGTATATTTGTTAATCAAACTCAAAACCAGCGTAAAGACTTCTTGGTAATTTTAGATGCATTGAGACACATTTTTGTACAGGGTGATAATAATAAGATTATTAATTCACAGAAACTGTGGAGCCCTAATGCAGGTATTGATCCAAATCCTTTTGCTCCAGGTTATGTTACAACTAACTTCAGCCAACACATCTATTGGCCATTAAGGCATCAGTTTAGCTTGCTAGATACAAGTTATGCTTGCATGTATGCCACTGTTGCTCAAGTACTTGACCCATCCTCTAATAGACAAGTATGGGTACCATTTAGTGGTTTTGCAGCTGCTGCAATGGGCAATACAGATGCTAACTTCCAACCATGGTTCGCCCCCGCTGGATTTACAAGAGGTGTTCTACTCGGTGTTAATGATCTTGGATTTTATCCCAAGCAAAAACAACGTGATCAATTGTATAAGATTGGTTTAAATCCCGTTGCGTTCTTCCCTGTAGAAGGGTTTGTAATATTCGGGCAAAAAACCCTGTTAAAGAAGCCTAGCGCATTTGATAGAATTAATGTACGTAGACTCTTCTTAAATCTCGAGATTGCTACAAGAGATACTGTTAAGTTTTTTATATTTGAACCTAATACACTCTTTACAAGAACTCAAGTAATTAATACATTAACACCTATATTCGAAAATGCAAAGAATACAGAAGGTGTTTATGATTATTTAATTATCTGCGATGAGCGTAATAATACACCCGATGTTATTGATAATAACGAAATGAAGGTGGATATTTACCTCAAGCCAGTACGTGCAGCAGAGTTTATCTTAGTAAGCTTCTATGCTACCCGTACCAGTCAAAACTTCCAGGAGCTATTAGCGTAAGCTATAAATAATATATTATGGCAGCCGTAAAACAACTAATAGCAGATTTTTATAGAGTAGCATCCGCGCGTGATTTTCAACGCGATATTCAATTTCGTGTATTGAGTATTTCTCCTGGCGGTACCACACAAACGTTTGGAGAAGATGATTTAGTATATGCTCGTTCAGCAAATCTTCCTGCCCGGGCTATTAATAATGTTACAACTAGTTACATGGGATTAAATTTTAATTTACCTGGTGTAGTACAGTATCCTGATAGCGCAAGCTATTCCTTGACCTTCTATAATGATGCTAAAAATAACATTAGACAAAAATTTGAAGACTGGACACGCGATACTTTTAATGACACCAACAGCACTGGTAATTATTTTACACCTACACAATCTAGCACAATAGATCTAATTCAATTAGATACACAGATGGAGAAAGTTGCACAATATCAATTGGTCGGGGTAAGTATTCGTGAAGTTGGCGGAATTAAATATGACTTCTCTGCTGGTAAAGGTGATATTATTTCTTTCGATGTAAGACTAGCTTATCACTATTTTGTCCGTAAGTCGTAAATAATAGCTACTCCATAAATATAATGGAGTAAATGAATAACCCGTTAACTAATGCATTTCAAGGCTTAACCAACAATGTTTTAGGTGTTGGTCGTGGTACAAATCCCCTAAGTCAGCCTCAAATTACCAATTTACTAGGGTTTAATATACCCGGTGTACCTTTAATTAGTACACGTGACTATTTCTTGCTTCAACTACAAAGCTGGCTTACTTCAATCCCACTTCAATCCCAATGGATAGCTGTTATAGATTCATTTCCTAGATTACTTAACACTCAAATCTTACAACAACTTGAACGTACAGATGGTGCAAAAAAAGGTTTTGATATAGATCAGGCTAAAACCCTGTTAACAAGTTTTCCTTTTCAGAAAGTAATAGGCTGTGTATTTGCGCAAACAGCTCAGTTACCTCAAGAAACATTTTCAGTTAGAGATATTGCTATAGGACCTAGTGGAAAAAGTCGTGGCTTTGTACCTGGAATAATGTCAGAAGGTAGAAATGGCTATGCGGGTGTACCTCTAAAATTAGGATTTCTTGAAACTAATACTAGTATAGTAGATAATATTTTTAGACCCTGGGTAATGCTGGCGAGTCATATGGGTATGGTAGCATATCCCGGGGACATACCTGGACAAAAAGATGTTAGAAACGTAAAGTCAAATATTACTATTCTTTGCTACACAAGAAGCTATCAAAATATAAGTCAAATACCTAGAAAAGTTTTTACCTTTTATAACTGTGTACCTACATTAATTAATAATATTGGTTTAAATTATGATGAACCAGGAGCAGCAACAGTATACGATATAAACTTTAACTATACAAACTATACAGTAGAAAATAGCATGTACTTTCCTTTAGCAGACATTATTAACAATGTAAGTGGTATTGTTAACGGCAATTATACACCAGCAGTATCACCGCTTCAAACTGGCGTGACTGGATCAGGTGCCAATATATTAAACCCTGCAGGATTCTTTTAATGAAACCGTTTTTTCTTAATTGCTGGGTTCCCAGCCTAAAAATATATACTAAAATTACAGAGTTAAAAATATTTCAATTTGAAATACTAGCAAAATACTTGTTAAATGAAGATGATGACAGTATTAATGAAGTTTTTAATGAAATTTTACGTGAAAATTTAGATGATAAATCTATATATTTTAATCTTAACAGATATGATAAGTGGTTCATGTTGTTATTTTTAAGAGCTTCATCGGTTTCTAGCATGCTATATTATAAAGCAAAAGGCGAAAAGGGTGATCCTTGTGCTGTTTCATTTAATTTGTTTGATATTTTGACTGATTTATCTGAAATTAATATACCTAATGCTGAACCACTGGTACTAGATGACTTAATAATAACCTTTTCCCCGGTTTCCAATCTTTACTCACCTAATTTTTTACATGAAAGCATATTAAAAGTAGAGAAAAGTAACAAAGAGTATTATCCTAACACTTTTAGTCGTGAAAAAAGACAGAGATTTTTTAATACACTCAATAATACAGTAATAAAAGAAATATATGATCACTTAATGGCTTACGAATCTAAGTTTGAAAACGTGTACATTATAAAAAATGAAAAAAAATTAAAAGATTTTTATTCAATAAACTTTAATTTATTTGGAAACACTCTGTATGGATTCTTAAAGTCTACATTTCAACCGCATGCGCAAGGATTATACAAGAAAAAATATACATTATTAACAAAATTAGGAATAGATAACACTTCTATATTAAACTTTACACCTTCTGAGTGCGATATATACCTTAATATGTTAAATTCAAAAAGCGAAACTAATTCAAAAGAAGGGAGCGTTAGTTTATTTTAACGATAGCATATGGAACCTACAGAAGAAAATTTAAAAAATACAGAAAACGCTTTTAAAGACATGTATTCACGATTACATAATGTACCAAGAGATGATTTAGAGGATATTCCAGTTGAAGAACTCACAAATCTTGAATCTTCTCTCGTAAACCGTGCAAATAAAATAAGATTTAAAGAGATAAAAGCTGTTAACACTCAAAATCTAAAAAAAGAAGATTTAGGTAAAAAAGAATATTCTGAAGAAGTCACTGAAAAGATAGTTAACCCTGAAGAGAAAGAAGTAAAAACTGAAGCAACAGAAAAAGCAGAGGTTTCTACAGAGGCGATAAAAAAATCTATAACACCAATATCAGAAAAAAGCGTTCCCGATGTAACTGACTTAGATAAAAAATTAAAAGCAGAAACTGCAATGCTTCCTGAGCCACCATTAAGTAATAAACCTGTAGAAGCTGCTAATTTTAGCCCGGAACAAGAACAGTCTCTTAGAAGAGAATATCCATTCTTTGATTTTGATAAAAAACCAGTAAACGATAATGAAGCAAAGTGGCTAGATCAATTTAAAAAAGATCTTTTAGCTAAGATGGATGAAAGAAAAGTGCAGCTACCTGTTGAATCTAAGCAAAATATTGCGACAGAGCAATCCACACCTACAAATACCACGCAGACCTCTGAATTATCAATAGATCAAGAACAAGCACTTCGTACAGAGTATCCATTCTTTGATTTTGATAAAAAACCAGTAAACGATAATGAAGCAAAGTGGCTAGATCAATTTAAAAAAGATCTACTTTCTAAAATGGAAGAGAGAAAGCAACCAGCTATTACACAAAATATTATTACTGAACAACTTGCAGAGGCCCCCACAGAAACATCAGCAGTCAAGCAGGAACCTATTGTTCAACCAGAAATGTCTTCAAAGCAAAGTGCTGACACTAACACAGTACAATCTACAACCAAACCTTTTTCAGAACCTGCTTCTGCTAATCAGCCTATACCTTCAGAACCTACTAAACCTAAAAATATTTCACAGTTTAATATACCAGAACCAATGGCTGCAACTATTGAATCGTTAAAAAGCATGAATATTGGTAATATAAATGAAATGATAGATCAAATGACTGCAATAGCTATGGGATTTCAAAAAAACGCCCCTATCAATGAAGCGGCTCCGCTTCCCGCAAGCTTTTCAGAATCGTCCTTAAAATCTATTAACGATAATATAGCTAATTTAAACAAGATAAATTCGGTATCAACAAAAGAACTTAAATCCTCTATTGACAGTCTGAGAGCTGTAGTGGAACAAATACTATCCTATCTACCAAATATTCAATCTGGTAATATGATTACTAGCAATACTCAACAACCTAGAGATGTGCAGCAGGTAAATACAGGTTTAATACAAAGATATAAAAATGAGGTAAGACAACAATATGGTTCTGATATTATAGACTTAAGTAATAATAGACCTACTATGCCAGGATTCACTATATGATAGAATCACAAACAAAGCTATACTCATTCAAGGACTTTTCTGATGTAAAATACGGAGCTCCTAGATTGGTACCTGAAGGCGGCGGTTCGTCTAACGGTGGAGCTAATCTAATAGGACTTAATGCAGACAGTTTTAACCTTTATGATGTTATTAACGATTTTCAGTGGACCACATCACCTAAAACTAGTAAAGTAGATGTTCCAGAAATATTTTTAAAGGAAAAAAGACTTCTTTCAAGTACATATGTTGCGCAAGCTGCATACTACACATACGCTTTACAAGGAGCTGGTGCTGATGCTAAACAATTCATAGATAATTTTGGAAAAAAATTTGGATCAGCAGCAGGGCAGTTGTTAGATAGAACATTAGGTGCCGCTTTTGCATATAATTTTGGTGGTAAGCAACTAGGCGAGGTCGCTGGTGCAGGTGCAGGGTTTTTTAATAAGTTTGCAGATTTTTCTAATGCAATTAGAACTGGAGTGGGGGCACTAGCAGGAGCTACCGGTGCTGCTGTAGGAGGAGGACAGATAATAGATAATTTAAACTCATTAATCGGTGGAGGGGTAGGATTCTTAAGAGATAAATTTGATGTAAATTTAAATCTTGACAGTTTAAATAGTCAGTATCTAGAACCATATGAAGGTTTATATATAACTGAAGATACTAAATTTTATTATAGATTTCCATATCTGGTTAATAATTGGAATGAAGTAAGAAATAATTTTAGCGATACACCACAGCAAAACTTACACCAGGCCGGAGGCCCTGCAGGTTCATTCTATAGATTTGCTTCAGACGATTTACCTAATCTAGCATATACGGTAACAGCTAATGTTAATTTTAATGCCCCTGGAATTTACATTGAAAAGCCTAAATTTTATAATTTTGGTCAGGAAGGGGAAAATATTATTTTTAAGTTTCCGCTTATTAATACAGGCTGGTCAAATTATTATGATGTTTTAAGAAATTGGCAGCTTTTGTTTATGTTAGCATATCAAAACAGACCTAATAGACGTAGTAGAGATTTAATCGACCCACCAGTAATATATGAAATCACAATACCCGGTATAAAGTATTTTCCGTATGCATATATCGAAAATATGAGGGTAGCTTTCTTAGGATCTGTAAGAAAGATGCTTATAGAAGTACCATATGGTGAAGGTGGAACACGGGTTATTGAAACAATCATACCAGAAGCATATGATGTTACTATTACCATGAGAACCTTAACTAAAGAATCTCAAAATTTCTTATATTCTATGATAGAAGATAAATTTAATATTATAACCACAACCGTGGTTCCCGGTCAAGGCGGGCAGCAGGGAGTATAATTATGATAGGATTATCTGCATTAGGAGTGTATAGAGAAGATTTAACTTTTCTAACACCATTACAAAAAAATGCATATGAAAACATTTTTAGAATGTATTCTACAGAAAACGGTGCGGATACTCTTTTTTACAATATAATAAATAGCGTATATATACCTACACCGCTTCAACCTGGCACCTTTTATACTATAACTACTCAACGTACAATGCCCTGGACAGTTGTAAGTTATGATGAATATAAGACTATAAATTTGTGGTGGTTAATAGTACTTGCAAATAACATTTATAACCCAATTCAATATCCGCCTGCAGGGTCTACTCTTAATATTATTAAGCCGCGATATGTTCCAACTATACTCGATAATATAGCACAACAACTACGTGTATGATTCACCCCATAGTAAAAAATCTAGGTTTTAATGATTTAAACTCTGATATAGTTACGATATCAGATAACAAATATAGGTTTAATGTAATTATTTTTAATTCTAATGGTAACTATGCAAAAATTAATTATTCTGCTATAACAGAATTTAGAATAGTAGACAGAATTACTTCTTTCTATAGTAGTGGTTATATTATTTTTAATAATCAAGAAGATACTCTAGAGAGCTTTAACAGTATTGGAAGTAATAC